ATCCCCCTATTTTTTCTTTAAAATCTTCTTTAACTAATTTTTTAAATAACCATTTATCTCCTTTAGCATACCATAATATTCCTTCCAATTTTCCACCAGGAAACATTAATGCTGTTTGTAGGTCTCCTTGAATACCTTGGAACATACCTTTATCATTAATTTTAAACCATTCTCTAAATTTAGAATTAAAATTTATATGGGGAAATTCTGGTTTGTTTTGTATTGTTATATTTTTTCCTTCTATTAATCCTCTATTTTCATTAACCCAATTTTCAAGGGCTTTACATTTTTTACTTTTACAATATTGAGACTTTTGAAATGGATTTTTTATTAATGGTTTTCTATTTTTATATCCTCTAAAAACTCTTTGAATATTTGTACTTTTTTTTTCTTTATTTTGTATCAATTTTCTATTCATATGTCCTCTAAAAACTCTTTGAATATTTGTACTTTTTTTTTCTTTATTTTGTAAATTTATAATTTTATTTCTTAAGTTATTATTTGTAATATTATTTATATTTTCATTAGATGCTTTAGATAAAATTTTATTAATATTTTTATTTTCATTGGGATTTATAGTTGCACCACTATTAATTAATGTTAAAACAATAGCAGGTACTTTTCTTGACCAACTAAGAGCTGTATCAATTGCTGTTTTACCATTATCATAAATAGTATTAACATTTGTTTTTGCATTTACTAATAATTTTACAATATCTTTGTTATCTCTTTGTATAGCTTCATATAATGCATTTTTTCCATTAGGATATATATAATTAACATTTGTCTTTGCATCCACCAATAATCTTGATGTTTCAAAATTATTTCTTGTTACTGCTTCATATAATGAATTTTTTCCATTAGGTGCTATATAATTAACATCTACCGAACTGTTTGTTTCAAATATTGATAAAACTGTTTCATTATCATTGTTCATAACGGCTTGGAACAATGCATTATTACCACCTTTTTGTTTTTTATCTCTTCCAATAATTCTCCATTTCCATTTTTTTTCCTTATTATAATAAACATATCCAGCAACCGCACCATTTTTGAGGGTTCTTTTGTCCTTAACTTTCATTTTGGAACTTTTTTTAACAGGCATATATATATATTATTTTAATTATGTCGTGATAAAAAATCCTTTATAAAGGATAATTTTATTAAAAATCTATCTTTAAATATATTTAACCTTATCACGGTGGTTGAGTTTTTGACCTATGTTTAAATATATTTAAACATAGATTTTTAATAAAATTATCCTTTATAAAGGATCTTCCACCACGACATAATTAAACATAGGTCAAAAACTCAACCACCGTGATAAGGTTAATTTCACAAATAACCATTTAATAAATATTATTCATATTATTTTTAATATAAATAATACTAACAGAACTACAAATTTTAATATTCCATTAAGAGACTATCGTCTTTTTGAACGTCAATATCCGGATAGGATGGATCATCTTCTATATTTTGAGGCATAGATGAATAATGAGTCCCACTATCAATAATGTTAATTCCCTCATGTGGCTCTTCCATGTTCATTTCTACTTGTTCATCAGATGCATCTCTATATTCAGTTTCCATATATTCTTGGAATCTATCCTCCAAATCACCCATAGATGGTTCTTGACCACCTTCTTTTGTCATTTTCTCCTTAAGTTCCGCCATAATACCATCCTTGCGGTTCTGTAACTCAATTTCCAATTGTTGTTTATCATATTCCAAATTATCATCTTTAACACCATCATTAAATCTAGAAGAACCATAAATATTCTCGGCAAGTGATCTAGGAATCTTCTGGGATTTAATTTTCTCATCAATCTTCTTAATTTCCTTAGACCAATTATGATATTCTCTATTATCAATTTTCCCCAATTCTTCCTTAGAAATATCCATAATTCTATTATAATCCAAATGTTTCTTCATTTCCTTGGCAATAAAATTACCATAGGAAGTCAATGCTCCATCGGGCGAATTTGCAGAATCCTTTAATATAACAAAATTATCATTAACATTTCTAACAAATAAAAATAATAATATGGTAAATACTTGATTGGTATTAAGCTTACTATAGCTCTTAACTTTCTTATATGTACAGCTGTAAATATCAAATTTGGGCATCAAATTTTCAATAAAATCCATTGTATAATCATCATTCCTGAGCAATTTGAATATCTTCTGGTATTTTTCACCTTCATACTCTTCCAAATGCTTATTTTCCTTGTAAATTGCCTCTTGTAACTCCTTGACAATTTCTTCATTGTCAATTGTATAAATATCAATTTCCTGACGGAACATTTGATTTCTAATTTTCTCTATATTCATTGATATATTAATCATAAAATTCTTAAATTCCACAATCTTATTCATATCAAATGATCTATCACACACGATTTTATGTCTAATATCTTTATATTCCTTGTTTTTATTAATAGATTTCTCTAAATTACCAAAATTCAATAAATCCTTCTTAATATCCTCCTTGGATTTATCATAATATTTCGTAACATTGTTTGCAAATACATTAAGCTCGTTGTTCATTTCGTCTTCAGAATCTTTGAGTAATTCATCAATCTTATCATGATGTTCATCTATAAAACTAGTAAATTCCTTAGTATGTTTCATGTTTTTCAATCCAATTGTTTTTTCCAAACTTTCGAAATCTTCTTTGCTATATTTCGTCGATTCTATTTCTTTCATAGTTTTACCAGTTTTAATATCAATTTGCATGTTATTTTCACCTTTAACATAATATCTCTTTGTACCCTTGAATTTACCTGATCCGATATATTGTATAAATTTATTAGTAATTAATTCATCAGGAATATTAGATTCAAGTGGTAATACGGTTGTATTATAATGTTCAATATTCTTTTTCCTCAAAAATACTTTGTGATAGCATCCAGAATTTAAGAATAATTCAAATATTTTCGATAACTGATTATTATCATTAATTAACTCATAAATATTATCTTTTACTTGCTCCCCTACATTATCACTAATATATTTGAAATAATCAATATACTCAATCATACCTTCGTTACAACAGGAATTTTCCGGAAGAATCATCTGAGGATTATTAGGAGGAGCCTTTGCGATTACTCCTCTTACCATATCCATAATCTCATGAGTTTGACAATTAGCCTTATGAAACACATCCTTTGTACTCTTGACATTAAATTGTTTCGGCTTACTGTATTCAGTTCTCTGTATCTCTGTAATGAATACTTCCTCGGTGGTTTTCATATCTTCTTCAGCTTTTTTCTTGTATAACTCCTCAATATAACTATATTTACGATAATTATCATAAATCTCATCTAACAGTTCTTTAATAACTTCATCCTTCTTTTTAAGGATTTTACCCAATATACAAGTAAAATAATTAATTCCATTTTTGCCATCAAAACCATTAAATATACAAATACCTTTGTCTTCCACAACTGTATATGGTTGTTTAGCAGTTTGAATCTCAACAAGTAGTCTAGATGCAATAGTGCAATAGTTTTTAACTTTAATAGTTGCATCATATTTCTTTTCAAATGCTCCTTTCTCTTCAAATAATTCAATTTTCCGATTTGAAAAGCCTTTCTGTTTGAGTTTTTGTTTCTCCTCAAGAATAAACTCATCCAAACTTGGCTTGTTAATAATAATTTTAATTACATCCAATATAATATCCAAAATAGGTCCTTTTTTAATTCCAATACCCGCTTTAGAAACAATATCACCCAATATATTACATACTTCAGTAGTTCTATCGATTGTTTTGAAATCCAAACCTTTTTTCATAAGAAGATTTTTAAAATAATGATCATTACAAAAATTATTATCAAACTCTTCTTTGAGCATTTTATCGCTTGATGCAAAACGTTCGGTAAACATATCTTCGGATTCCTCTTCCCACTCAACACGAGATCTCAATAATTGACCCTTGGCATTAAATCCTTCTGTATCATCATAACCACGAATGACCAATTCTTGACCACAATTAGTACATGTTTGTTTATCAATTTTATTTTCACCATCATCACCAAATGTAGCAACCAATTGCAATAGACTATTATGTCTTTGTTCATTACTATTGGACTTATCAAAAAGCATCATGTAATAATTATGACCACACATCATTCTGCAGTTATATTTAATAGAATATAGATCCTTATCAATTAAGAAACCATCAACAGATATGATTTTATTTCTTAAATAATATCTTTCTTCAATATTGGGTATTTTCTCTATTTTATTTAGAATTTTCTGAATAACTGTACAAGTTGATTTATTATTGTCTTTTTCATCTGGTTCTTTATTTTCGTTATTATCTTCTTCCACTTTAATCTTTTCAATTTCGAATAAAGATATCAGATTATCTAGAGTTTTTTGATAATATTCTTCTTTTGTCTTATTTTTAATAGAATCAATTAATTCATTGTAATTAGCAATTCTTTTTTCTAATTCAACCTTTCTTTCTTCAAAATAAAAATACTTAGCACTATGACAACCATATTGTTGTTTAAAGATGCAATCAAGCTGATTAAAATCTATTTCCGAAAAATCCAAATTTCTAAACTCACATAGGGTTTTTACCATATTATATTTTGGTACTTCCTCTGTTTCTTTCCATTCTTTACCGGTCCATTGGAATATAGTTGGCTTGCCATCTTTTCTAACAAGAGCTTTTCTACCAACTGCATGGTTCATACCGGTTTCTTCTAATTGTGTTTTCCAGTTATCGGATGTAATCATTGATTGAAAATCGAATTTATTACAGGTATTTTCACTTTCCAAATATTTCTTCAATTTATTTTCCTTTTCTATTTCCTTTTTGAGACTATCATATGATTCCTCATATATCTTCAATTGTGTTTCTAATTTTTTAACGTCCAACTTCTTTCTTTCTTTGAAAAATTCAATCATAACAGTTAATAAGTATAATCGACCCTGATCTTTTTGATTATTAATCCATTCTAATCTCTTATGAATATTATCAAATTCAGTTCCAATTAATAAATATTTACCATAATATTTCTCTACTTCTTTATTGGTAATAAAATAATTACTAAATATAAAATCTTTATCTTTAAATATTGCTGTGTCTTTATCATTAATCTTATCTTTTGTGAATTTAATTTTATTCAATGTATCTCTAATCTTGTCTGAACATTCACTCATGGCCTTTTTCATACTATCTACTTGTTTTACATCCAATTCATTGTATTTCAAATCATATTTATTTAAAATTTCATTTAATCCTGATATATAAGGTTTATCCATCATATAAGGGTGTTCATATTCAATAATGGTATCAATTGATGGAATGCAATGATTTAATACTTGAATTATATCATTCTTATCTTTAAACTCAATATCACCAAATTTATAAAATTTAGGTAGAAGAACATCACTTTTAGTTTCATTTACTGTATTAACTGTGAATTTACCACTTTTTTTCACAACTTCATATTCATCATATATAAGTTTAAGATCAGAGAATACGTAGCCTTTTGATCGTATAATCGCATCAACCATATCTACTGGTAAGCTGATTTTATCTTTATTGATAACTTGAAGACCTTCAAGATATTTACCATCTAATGGAGGATAAGTATTACTTCCTAAAATATAAATGAAATCATTATCGTTTAATCCATGATCAGGAATAGTAATATGTACAGGATTAGTTGTAGAAATATTTTTAATTGGACCAATCATACCGAATCGTCCGAAAACTCTATTATTTCCTAATAGACTTAATGTTTCATTAATACTTTTACCAAAGGGTAGAACCATCAGGCCAACAATATTCATATTTTCTCCTGGAACAAGTGTTTCGGATTTAATATCAATAATTTTGCCAGTCTCTCTATCCTCTATTTCAACTTCATGATTAACTGGGCCGAGGAGTCTTCGATAGGTCCAGAAAATATCGTTAATATTGTCATATCTAAGTGCTGATAAATTAAAATGTGCATCAGTGATAATACCTTTTTGTTTTTTCAAATCGACGTTGTATGGACTCATTAATACTTTAAAAATTTGTTTGAGATATTGTTGATGGTTAATGTCGTCTTTTGTATAATTATTCTCAATAACCTTCAGTTCTTTCAACATAGAAACTTGACTAATGCATTCATAACCTTCTTTAAGAAGAGTATCATCAATATCAATATCATCATTACTATTAGATGCTTCGCCTTCTTTTTCATCTAATTTCTTAAAAACAATTTTAGTATCACTAATAACTGGAATAATCCATTGTTGATCAAATTTATTATTCAAAACATTTTCTACAAATTTATTTTTAATTCCCTCTAATTCCCTTTCATTAATTTTCATAGATTTATTTTTTAAATCAATCATTTCATTAACTTCTCTTTCGACTTGTTCAATGATATATTTATCACTTCTCTGATAAATTTTATATTTTGATATTAATGATTCATATAAATCTTCACGATAAATATTGTCTTCATAAACTCTTTCTGATTCTGGAACAACAATGACTTCTTCTAATTCAATTTCCTCATCACTAAATAAATTTAATTCAGATTCTGAGTCATCATCAAATATATTTGTGTCTTCTTTTTCCTCAGGAGATTCATCAGGAGAATTATTATTATCATCTGATTCGGGTGATTCATCAGGAGAATTATTATTATCATCTGATTCGGGTGATTCATCAGGAGAATTATTATTATCATCTGATTCGGGTGATTCATTGGGAGAATTATTTTCATTTACAGATGTTTCAAATTCATTATTATTAGGTGATTCTTCATTATTAGATGTATTATTATTCTCCGGACTATTTTCATTAGGAGATGTATTATTATTCATACTATAAATATATATAACATAAAATTTTATGGAAACAACTTAGAACTACCATTAGGTATACTTCATATGAATTATAAAAAATTATTAAAATATTATAATGTTCGTAAGTTCAAAGATGTAAAAAAACTGTTAAACAAAAATGATATTTTTGTTCAAGATATTGTGTCTGTGTATATGATACTTTATGTAAAAAATGGAAAATATAATAGATTTGCAGATGTATATGATGAATGTCATGGAACTATATATGAAAAAGAAACAAATAGAGTCATTGTTGAATCGTCCAGTCCTCCACCATATATTCCATATACTCATAATAACTCGGTGAATACAATTGGTATAATTATATTTATTTTTTGTGTATTTATAATATTTATTCTTTATAAATATACTTAGAGACATCTCATATATAATATTGATAGTAATTATGAATTATCAACAAGCATTAAAAGACAATGAAATTTCTAAATTCGAGGATGTATCCAAGTTTCTAGAAGCAAATAATATTAGAGTTAAACAAGATACCAGTGTCCCCGAATTATATTTAGTTTATTTTAGCAGAGAGGGTCGTGATTATGATGAATTATCTCCACTTCAACGTGAATGTAATGGAGCTATTTATGAAAAAGATACCAATAAACTTGTTTGTGCATGTTTCGATAAGTTTAATAAAGATAGCATTAATCCGGAGGCTATGTTTAAATTAGATGATGAAGAACTAAATATTGTGGATTCAGTAAATGGAACATTTATTAGAATTTATAATTATAATGGAAAACAATATTTTGCAACTAAAAAATGTATAAATGCGGATCATGCATATTGGTCATCTAAAAAATCATTTGGGACGATGTTCCAAGAATGTTTGGCTAATAAACCTCAATTTGAATTTGATCCTCAATATAATTATTTTTTTGTAATGCAACATCCGGAAAACCAGAGTATTTTTCAAATCAATAAAACGGAATTATTTCATATATCGACATATAATCTAGTTAAAAATAAATATATTGTGCAATATATTGGATTTTACAAGCCAAAAGTTGTTTCTGTAAGAGATAGACCTACATTGGATATTTTAATTGCTAAAAAAACCATTAATAATGAAGGATATATTTTATATAAGAATGACGGTATTGGACGGATTCATCAAAAAATTGTTTTTCCGTCATATAAGGAGCGATGTGAATTATATGGAAATACTAAATTGCGATTTTTCCGATTCTTAGAAATACAGAATGATATTGATAAGGTAAAACAATATTTGGAAAAATTCCCACATCACAAGGATGTATTTTATGATTTTGAGCAACAACTGTTGGGATTTTGCAAAAACTTACATGAAACTTATTTGAATATTCGAGTCAAAAGAATTGAGAATTATAATTATGATAAAAAATTGGGTAAATGTTTGTATAATTTACACGGTCAATATTTAAAAACTCACCAACCAATAACACTTAAGACTGTAACTGATTATGTTAGACCACTTGACGCAAAATTGCTTATGTACCTTCTTCGATGAAACGGGTAGCGACTTTGTCTAAAAATCAGCCCGATATGAGCTTAAAAACTCTTCTTGTTTCTTTTTAATTTTATTTAAATGATCATCATAAAAAGCTTTACAATATGCTTTTGCATCTTTATATTCAACATATTGATAATTAAAATCTTTAAATAATTTATCAATATATTTCGACTTAATATCATGGCATTTCTTATGAACTGCTTGAAAATTAGAAATACAATGTCCTCCGTTTAGAGACCATGGAATACAGTGATCTATTTCCCAATTCCATTTTTCTATTTCTATTTTCTCATGACACAACGCACATTTTCCATCTTGAATTTTAAGAACTTCTTTATGTCCATTAAGTGACAAAGAAGGTTCTCGTGATCGATTTGGCATTGGTTTAACAAAGCATTCATTATCATTAGATTTGCCTCTTTTGCTAATTTTAACTGGTTTTTTTCGTTTTTTATTAACTTTCATGATTTTCGGATTTTCCTTGATTTTTTTTTCAGGTTTAATATCAGGATCAGATAAATCAAGACGATTGCCAAAATACAGCTTAAATTCATTAAACATATCAATGGTTTTCCGATCAGCTTTTTTAGAATTGATTAATGAAACAATATATCCAAAATTAGTATATTGTTTCTTATTATTTTTCAACCATTTATTTGAAGTGATTAACCAATTAAACTTAATCCAATCATGATATAACAAGGCATGATTCATATCATCAAATGGTCCAAAACAAAGTTGTTTATCTAGTTTTACACAAATATAATAATTATTATCTGATGTAATTTTTACACCGTAAAACGATCCTTTTCCTTGTCGAATATTGTATGATCTAAGTGGTTTTGAACATTTAAGATCCATATAATCAACATCAAAATAACATGGTTTAATTGCTGAAAATGAATAAATAGTTGGATCATTAGCGACTGCAACACATTCAGAAACATTATTAACCGTAGTAATTACTCTTCTAACTAAACTACAACCATTATTAACTAATACACTATCGCCAACTGAATAAATATGTTCTTCCTTATTATTTTCTATTCGATGTTTTTCACCCCTAATGTGTTCAATAATTTTTTTTATGTAATACATCCTAAAAACTGATTGAATTTTAGTAATACTTAATATATCTTGGCGGGAAAATCTGATTAAAGATGACATTTTTCATGTATTTTTTAATAATAAATGAAAAAAACTGAAAATGTGTAAAAAAAAATTCAGTTTTTTTTGCAAAGCAAAAAAAGTGCACGAGGGAGTGAAACGACCCAATGTTCAGTTTTTATTTGTTAAAATGAAAACTGCATAAATTAAAAATTTAATCAGTTTTTGTTTGGTAAAACGGAAATTCATATAATTTCCATCCATCGTAATGATACAAACGCATTTTTAGCAACACCCTTCACTGCTTGACATGATATAACAATATAATCAGAATTACCGTCTATATCGGCAGTTAATCTAAAATTAGTACTTAATTCTGTTAATTCTGAGAAATATCTAGTATTACCGGTAATATATCCTTCATATATTCTAATAGCATTATTACTGTAAAATAAACCCGTTTTTACTTGAAAAATACCTCCTTTTGCATATTCTACAACGCTATTAGAATTTACCTCTATAAATTTAGTTCCAATAATCGGCGATTTATCAGGAGAGTTAATCAAATATATTGAATAGTGTAAACATGTATTTTCATCAGTCATAATCTGGTACGATAATGGATTAACTAATGTTCTTGTTCCTTTTTTAAGTCTTATTGTCATAACGGGTACTTCAAAGCCAGACACAGTAACAGGACTTACTCTATTGGATATACTAAAAATTGTACCGCTATACACATATCCAGCTTCACTTGCTGCGGAACAACATATTTGTCTAAGTGTAGCAGGATCACCCATAGACATTATTTCATATCTGATGGGTAAATTTGGTTTTCCCATAAATGGTGCATATAAACTATTGGTATTATTAATTGTGTGTAAATAAACAATTTTATCACCATAGTTACAGCCACATCTAATATTACCAACGCCTAACCATTCAAAATCAATAATAAAAATTTGACATTTGGTAAAATCAAATATATTACTATTATTATCCCATTCAAACTGGGGTATTCTATGCTCTATAATTTTATCCGACACATTACTTCGTAGTACAATATTGAATAAACCATCACAATATTCAAAAAATATACCGTTTTCATTATCGAAATATCCGATTCTACTAATCGAATTATTGCCGTTAGCATTAGCGTTCAATATACCTGTCATTTTGATCATCAACGATTTTCCAGGCTGATAAGTAATATATGAACGAGTTTGCCTTATAACTTTATCTCCCGTTGATTTCACGGTCAAATCTAAATAAGATCCATTATAATTATAAATAACATTTCCGTTCCCAATAGTTTTCTCACATATTAACAATGGATTTTTATCCTTTGTATGTTTAATATCAAGTAAGCTATATGGATTTGAAACTCTTAGACGCTTAGCACTATCCAGATTATAATCTGCAAATTCTATTTTGTTATCTTTAATGGATTGAAAGATAATTTGTAATTTAAAAAATGATTGTTTCTCATTACCGTTAATATATGATATTTTGAAATATTTCCATTTAATTGGAAATGTCTTAGTAATTTTTTCATCATCTTTGTTATAGGAAAATTTTTCACATACCCAATGTTTTTTATCATTTGTGAAATCCAAATTAACTCCAGTATCTATACTACTTTGATCAGAATTTATTATAATAACAAGATAATTATATTTTGATATATTATCGATTTTACCAGAAAATAATTGATTTTTTTCTAAAACTATATCAGTCGAATTATGGGCCGATATTTTAGTTTCCATATAATATAATTTAATATTTTTCTCGATAAATTGATGGAGAAGGCGATATAATCATAATTTGAATATCATAAAATCTCCTAATTTCCCAGTCCATTTTGCCTAAAAGATTTCTCGTCAATATACAATCAATAAACTGAGGAAACAAATAATATTTAACCCAATATTTGCGTTGTTGATTATTATATGCCTTAAGAATTTTATAGAGTTTTTTAAGTGTCTCTAAAATAGCACTATCGTCATTATTGTCGATTAGATTAGTTATATGATTATGGTAACTATTCATTTTTTTATCCATTTTTATCAATATATAATATTTATATATTTTTAACTATTTTTTATCAGTTTTTATGATTTAGAAAAGATAAGTATTATTTTTATTCTTGTTTTTATTATAAATAGCTGCATATTTACTTATAATTCGCTTGTTGTTTTGTTCATATTTATAAAAAAGCTTGCTTGTTTCACTTTTTAGAGTTGCTGTACTTTTATTTAACTCAGCAATTAGTTCATTGAGTATTTGATCAGTTGTCATTGGTTGTTGATTATTAATAGCTGGAAATAAATCAAGTGTATTAGGGAAGAGAGAGTTATTGTTATTCATTTATATAATATAATAAAATATTAAATCTGATTATACGAATATAGTAAATATCTTATAATAATATATTATGGCTTACGGTAAGTCATGGGGTCCGTCTACGTGGTATTTATTTCATTGTTTAGCTCTATCATGGTCAGAAGAAAATATCCAAAAATATATTAATTTCTTTAGAGTTGCTCGCTCAATTATTCCCTGTGAAATTTGCAAAATACATTTTTCAAGAGCAATCAGAAGACCAATAAATCATATCGTTAAAAACTGTGACGAACGTGATAAAATGTTTGAATGGACTGTAAGACTTCATAATAATGTCAATAGAATGAATAAGAAAGGTGTTATTCCACCTAATAAAGCACGAAACATATATATTAAAAATGAAAATTTAGTTATTAAAAATGGGATAATTATCCGATTTTTACGTGAATTTATTGCTTATAATTTCCGTTTTAATAATTGGAAAAGAGAAAATGCTTTTAGATTAATGCGATTATTAGTTGATATTTATCCATCTCCAAAGAAAAGAGCTATTTTGCAGGAAAAATTTGCGAAAAAACCACCTCGTCATAAATGGTTACAAATCCTCGTTAATACACTCAAAAAATAATTGAATATAATAGAAATGACTATTGCGTTATGTTTCTTGACTTATTCTGATTTAGAAAATTCGCAAATTTGGTATAAATATCTTGAAAATCATTTAAATGATATTAATATTTATATTCATTCGAAAAATCCCATAAAACAACCATTTTTCAAACAATATCGATGTAGAAAAATAGTTCCGACTCGTCGAAAAGAAGATATATCCATTGTTCAAGCAACATTATCGATGCTTGCGGAGGCATATCGAAACGAAAATAACACTCATTTTCTTTTTATTTGTCAATCCAGCATACCGTTAGTACCATTTGAGAAATTAAAGAATATAATTTCTGGGTCGGAAAAAAGCATGATCAAACAGTTTATTGGGAATTGTGCTTTTAGATATCATAGGCTAAATTCCGGTTTTAAAACAGTATATCCATTTAAATCATTTGTTAAACAACACCCAAATATGATGTTAATACGAAAACATGTTCAATTATTTCTGAAAACAAAATATTATTTGAATTATTTTAAAGATATTACATGTCCAGATGAACATTATTTTATTAATATTTTGAAATTACATAAACTGAACGATGAAATAGATAATAGACAAATTACATTTTGTAATTATATATTAAATAGAACTCAAGGATTAGAACATAGAGAATTACCATTACAAAATATGCTGAAGATTATATCGATAGGTTTTCTGTTCATAAGAAAAATTAGTCCTAAAACTAATTTAAATATATTTTATCATAAATATATTTATGGACAACTCGCAAATAGCAAATGAAATAAATGCTATTATGAAATATATGAAACAATATAATATTGAAACACATTTGGAATTAAAAAATATTATTATAAAAAATAATAATGGAAAATACATAAAAGATATGTCTGAACATGATTTTATATTGTTAATTGATGAAATTAGATGGTATTTGTATAGAATTGATGATGAAAGCAAAGAGACATTACAAAAAAATATTGAAAATTTTTTATTTATAAAAGGATTTTTGTATTTCTGAAAAACATATTAAAGAATTACTACACATTGACAGTATAATGGATCGTCCCCAACAACTTGAGAAAATTCAAAAAGAATGTTTAGAGCTTTTTAAGAAGAAAAACGCGGATTATGGTGATAGTTTCGCTACTTATGGTGTAGTAGGTGTTATTGTTCGACTTGGTGATAAAATAAAGCGTTTTATGTCAATTAGTAATAAAGGAATTACCTTAGTCGATGATGAATCATTGAGAGATACTCTTTTAGATCTTCATAATTATGCAGCGATGGCATGTATGTTAATAGACGAAGGAAATGATGAAGCAGATGCTACTATTCAAGAAACCGTTGAAGGTGTTGATTAATTTTATTAATTTTATAATTTTTATATAATAATTTATTTTTTTCTTTCAAATAAAAAAAATTGTGAATTTAGATCGATTCTTTTTTGACACTAGCAATTTAATTTTTATAAAAATAGAAAAAATGTTCAAATCATTGATTTAATCAGTTTTTACTTTATTTAGCCGCATTAAGCAATTGAGTCTTAAGTCTCTTCTTAACAATTAAATTAACCAATTCCGATTTCTTTGCTGATTTCTTGAATTCAACATCGTTTTTCTTCAAAATCTTCTTCATTAATGCCACTGTAATCTTCTTGTAATCAGCATAATCCAATGGCAATTTTGGTTTTGTCGGAGATTTACTTTCCGATTTGGTATTTTTCTTAGATTTTTCAGAAGTTTTACTAGATTCACTCTTGATAATCTTAACGTCATGACCTTTTTTAAGTTGACTAATCAATTCATTAATTTCCTTGAGTTTCTTTTCATATTTACCCTTTTCCTGCATAAGAATTTCCATTTTCTCACGGCGGGCCAATTCCTGCCGGAGAGAATCGATTTTCTTTTCATTTTCGTTTTCAGAAAACATGATGTTTTTTGAAAAATTGGATGTTATTCACTTATAAAACATAAAAATTTCAGTTTTTTTTCACAAAGTAACACTGTTCAGTTTTTTTTCAAAGCCATCACAATAAGCGCTATTAAAAACACAACCAAGCCCAAATCACATATACTGAATAAAATACTATTAATTATAAACATAGCTCCATTCGTAATAGCATATACAGTTGTATAAAGAGTATAAAATGAATTATAAACAATCATACAAGCAATATATAATATGAAAAACATAGTTTTACTATCAGTAACATTATAAAATAATTCATTAGCCCCACATACTCTCAGGGTTTTAAATATCTTAACCATTAAACTGGCCAAAAACAGCGTAAGTGATAAAAATATTATTCCTGATACTACACTAAGGCCCACACTGCGAGTCGGTAATTCTGCTTGAGCTTCAATTATATCAGCTTCTTCTGACTTCTCGGTTTTTGTCGAACTAGATTCAGCCATAACAGTTTCCGAAGAACTGCTCGATTCAGATGTATTAGACGTTGCTGAACCTGTGCTAGAAGTAGTTGAACCTGTATTAGACGTAGTTGAACCTGTACTTGAACTCACACCAGATTCATCTGTGGTACTCCTATCAGCATTAACTGTCCCATAATTTGTTGTTTTAATCGTAGTTGTAGTCGTTGTTGTTACTGACGAACCGTCAAGCAATGATGCACATGATTCCGCACTAGGTGTCTGAGAATTTCCATTTGCAGAAGAACTACTACCTGATGATGAACTACTCGACGTACTACCACTTGTTGATAAACTAGTAGCAGTAGTACTATATATCTCGCTTGGATCTCTATGATAATAAATATAAAAATCATTACCGAAATTTGGTGGATTAGTAATTGTTCCAATAGTATTATAAATATAATTATATGCATCAGAACCAGTTATAACTGTTTGACTTTGATTTACTGCTTGAGAAACTGTATCAACAAAAGTATATTTGAAATTCTCAGGAACATATAAAGGATCTTTATAAACATACATACTTACACGGGTATTTTCAGGATGAAAATAATTGAAAAATGTTTTTGTCTTAGGCAATAAATCCGATAAATCCCAATTCAGCGTAATCTCCTCCATATTGTCTTTTTCAGGCATATTATCAGTTATATTAGTGAAAAGTGTATATGACTCCAAAGAATCATTATCAGCCGCCGTAGCCGCACTATCAGTAGTTGATAAAAATGAACATAATACTTTATAATTAATATTGGTATTTGATGTATTTTCAAAGATCATAAAAACTTCACCATCATATATTTTATTACCAGAACTAGTTGTTACTTTATGGAGTGAAGGACAAGTAATAATAATATTTACTAATGTAAATAAATCTTCCTTTGAGGCGCTTTCTTCGTTACACATTTTAATGCTTGAATAGCAGGGAAACATTGTGGATGAGGATGTTGCATCTAAATCAGGTTGAATATATAATCTACCATTTTGATTAATAATATTTAACTTAGTTTGAGATTGCAAATTTTTACCAATATTGCATAATTCCAAACAGGGCAATATTACGCCTTCTCCACCCAAAGTAATTGGAGGAGCTTCCGGTTTGAAAATAGCATTAATTGTATCAGTATTGAGTGTTCTAATTTCTTCTGATATGTTTTCTTCACTCAGTGACATACTATATATATATATATCTTTTATAAAAAATTATATTACTTTTTATTATATGATAAAGTATATATTGATTCTTTTATTTGTTATAATATGTTCATATATAGGTGGGAAAATTTTCCTTTACACAGTAAGGACTGAAAGTCAAGTTGTCGAAAAATTCGATACAAAGAAATTACCTCCCAAACTGGGAAAATGCTTGAATGATACTCTTGCCGAAATTAAAAAAACTCGAAAAAATAAATTAATTAATGAAAATTTGAATGGAACTTGTGCTTTTGAAATGAAAAATGATTATCTTAATATCCTTAATCCTACTCAGTTTGATGACGACGATATGTGTTGTCTTAATCATAATAAGTGTAAGCCAAACACCACCGTTATTTGTGGATATGGCGCTACTAATTATCCAGATCCAGAAACATTATCTGAATTTGATAAAACAAATTTTATGAATAGTACTGTTCATTATTTTACCTTACAAGATTATGTCAATTGGCTCAAATGTTTTAAAAATAATAAATCAAGTCTTAATTATGAACATCTTAAAAATTTAGAAAAAGTTCTTAAAGGTGAAAAACCCATATTTAACGATCGAATTAAACAAATACCATTTATTCCACCCATTACAAGTACCGACTATTTTAACGATAAAATTAATAGTTATGAAAACACAATTGTTAAAAATAATTTTCCAACAATACCATATAATTATGATAACTATCCGGACTTTTCCAATAATTTTCAAACTCTTGGTCTAGTAGGACAAAGTAATGATATAGATAGGAAATATCCGGCAAAATTGGTAAATAATTACATTGGTACCAAAATGACGCGAGATAATAATGTAGTGAATAAATAAAAAAATATATTATTAATATATAAATAATGAGTTGGCAAGGAGATTTTCAATCAGGTGCATGCACATGCCACAGATCTACAGACTATGACGCGGTTGGTGGAGCAGATGACTACGAAGCCACTAAAGGAGCTCAAAGTCTTATTAATGGTGTTGGATATTCCCAGCAGCCGAGTACAACTGCTACCCAGAGACTTCGTAATACTGGTGCGGATTTCGACGAGAATAACATGGGTATTACTTATGATACAACTGGTGGTAAAAGAGGTAGAGGCCGTCCTCGTAAGAAAAAAAGCACTCGTGGAAAAAGAACTCAGAAAGGAGGACAGGAAACCAGTGGAGCTACTCCCAGACCTATGCGCTATTACGATGGTGCCACTGCAATGCAATCTGGACCGTCTATGATAGGAAATAGAGATGTAGGAACAGTCGATCTTGTGCCGCGTAATGCTGCTGGCCAAAATCCATTTAGAGGTGGTTTTACTGAAATTAGTCAAACTGATGTTGATAATTATGTAAATGGTATTGAAAGTGTTAAAAATACATTTTATGCTGCATGCGATAATTTAATAAACATATTTGAGTCTAGTCAAGCTGAGCTTGCAACTGATCTTGGTGCTGTTCAGGCAGGCGGAAGTAAACAGGAAAAAGAACTTGTAGCAAAAGCTAAAGAATTCAAAAAAAGTTTAGCAAAATACCAGAGATATGTTACTATGCAGAGAAAAAAACAGCAAAAAGGTGGCAATTTAATTAATAAACTTAGAGCATTCTTTGTGTCTGATAAGGATCAAGAACAAGAACAAGAACAAGCAAATAATCATCAACAAAATAATAACCAAACTGCTGGTAGAAAAAAAAGTACCAAAAAAGGTAAGAGTACTGGAAAAAAGAAGAAAGCCACCAAGAAACGCACTACTAAGAAAAAAAAATCTACCAAGAAATGAGTAACAAGTTAAAAATAAATTTTGTAAATTGTTTTTATAAATTAATATCTTCATTATATTTATAAATAATGCCTGTTAAAGAAAAAACTGTAAAAAAAACAACTCAAAAGAAAAGAACTCCCGTTAAGAAAAATGGTTCTCGAAGATCCTCGCGTCAAAGAGGTGGTCAAGAAACCATGGGAGCAACGGGAATGCCGATGCGTTATTTCGAAGGAGGAAAAAAAGTAAAATTTCATGGAAAGAAGACTTTTACTATTCACAAGGGTGCTCTTCATAAACATCTTAAAGTTCCCAAAACTTATAAATTCCGTAAATCATCCATTGACAGAATGGCAAAAATCCCACTTAACACTCATTTTACATTCCGTACTAACAGATTTAAAATGACTGCAAAACTCAAAAAAGAAGTATCTTTAGCAAAAGCCTTTACTACAATGCGGAAACATAAAGGTGGTAGTTCTGACTGGAGATCAACAGTTTATTCTCGTGGTTCATCTAGTGCTCCTAATATGTCGCCTGACCAGTTCCGTCAGTTTTCCAAAACTGGACAATATATCCCTAATAATCAGCTTGCTTGCGCAGCCGCACCTATTTCTTCTGGATGTGTCTCAGATAATCATGGACCACCATATGCATCTCCTCAAGGAATAATTTAATAATAATCATAATGTGCATTATAATTTATAGTCTTGGTATCGTCTGCACCAGTATATAGACTTTGCATTAAGATACTATTTGGTTTTTTATAAATACTATTTTCAACGTTTTCATTACGATTGACAATAGTCATTAAACATTTATTATATATATTATTTAATAATATTTGAAGATCATCAGATTTATGATCAATATCACGTACAATATTAATTTTATGAATAATAGATTCAAATGCATTTAATGCGTATTTTATTTCTGTTTTCATTATTTCCAATAATTGATAATCATTGTTCATATTTTCAAGTATTTGTAATTGTAAATTAACTATATTATTGCAATGAACTATTGATAATACATAACTATCCATATTATATTGTCCAAAATCCTTGTTATTATAGAAAAAATTCAATAATTTGGGAGTGTACTGAATATATAAATAGTCAGGAACAGGAACGATATTAAATTTTTCAGTAAGATCATATGCATACCAATTATTATTGTCATATAATAACTTTTCAATAAATTTGGTTTGAATTTTCAAATCTCTTTTGCTATGTTTATTTGCATAATAATTATGTTGAGTAAATATAAATACCATACCGATACCCACTATAATTGTAATAACTTTACTAAATTTTATTTCATAATTATTTAGAATGAAATATATGATTGTAAAAATAAATATATAAATTACCATTTTATTATGATCAACGTTATCGAATTTCTCAAACATATTAGCTTCGAAAAAAAACTTTTGATCGATATTATTATTAAGATTCTGCAAGTTATCATGCACATCTTTGATAAACATCTTAGGAATAATATTAGTCGGCATTACTACTTATTAAAGAGATTAAAAAAAAAATGAAAATAAAAATATAAATCATCATTTTATTTTGTATTTCATAAAAACTGTCTGAGTTGCACCTGTTTTACCAACGTTCCACGACTGTATTTATATAATGTCGTCTCAATTATCATTTACCGTAGATAAGAATGGGAAGATTAGGACTAAAATCATCCGAACAAAACTTGATTATTCACAACCACTTGATCGCGCTGAAAATGCTTATCTTGATTCGATGAAAGGTTACCTTAATTTGATGAAACCAATTGTACCAATGAATAAGCGTGCTGAAGCGTCGTATGAAAACCATATTGAAAATAACAAATATCTTGAGCGTAAGGCTGACCGCATTCAATGCGGGAATATTAGTTTTAATGTTGATGATATCGATTTTGAAATCACGGATTTGAATACACTTCATCCAACGATCACAATGGGATCAGAGAAATCTAACCGGACTGCTTATTATGATTTTAACTTTTATTCTAATCATGGAGTTGGGCGTTTCTACGCGATATCGTTATCTTCATTCTTTGGTAATGACATTATCACGATTCGTCTTTACTATGGCAGTAACTACTATCGCCATAAGTCTTACAAATATCTGAAGTACATTCTGTACAAAAACAGTGTGAAATTTGCTCAATCTACTAATTATGATAATGAAAATGTACGTCTCGCTAAGAAGACTTATTCTCTCACAGAATTGGGTCCACATTCAGATACTGGTCGCAATGAATATATTTTCAAGATGGCATTGAGCTGGCTTGAAAATGAAAAGAAACGAATCGCAAAGCGCTGCGAAGATTTCGCGGAAAAAGAATTGACCAAGAAAGAATCTACTTCTGAGGAGACGCAAGTCGAATCTACTGGATGGTCTGATGATGAAGAGGAGACGCAAGTCGAATCTACTGTTGAAGAGGAGACGCAAGTCGAATCTACTGTTGAAGAGGAGATGCAAGTTGAAAAAACTGCTGACGAGGAGACACAAGTCGAATCCACTGTTGAAGAAGAGACGCAAGTCGAATCTACTGGATGGTCTGATGATGATGAAGAGGAGACGCAGGTCGAATCTACTGATGAAGAGGAGACGCAAGTCGAATCTACTGTTGAAGAGGATATGCAAGTTGAAAAAACTGCTGACGAGGAGACACAAGTCGAATCCACTGTTGAAGAAGAGACGCAAGTCGAATCCACTGTTGAAGAAGAAACACAAGTCGAATCTACTACTGAAGAGGAGGCGCAAGTCGATTCTACTGATGAACCGGCTTCACGTGATCGTTCTTTGACTCCACTTGATCAGGCCAATTATGAAGAAATTATTGAAGAAATGAATGCAATCGAAGATGAAATTTCCACAGAAGAAGCTTTGGAAGATGTAAAAGAAATGTATGAGCAGGAAATGGATGAAATCAATAACGCTAATGAACATCTTAATCGTAGTAAATTGGCAAAATTGTTTAAAATGTCACCTGACTTCTTTGACAAACTTGATTACTTTTTTACCAAATTCAAAGATGGATGGAATATTTATAGTTCTGTTTCATTTGACATGGAAACGTCAAACATTGTTCTTGTCAAGGGAATTGAGACTAAGTACGTTCCAATCTAAAAAGGCTTAAAAAAATATTTAATTATTTATAAAAATATGAAATACATTGTAAACGTCTTAATACCCAATACTTTAATGCAGCAACGGTTAGATTATCGTCGAAATAATTGGAAACCATTTGGTAATATTAATACTGATTACTCAACAACAATCGGTGATGAAGTTTTTATGGAAATGGTAAATAATAAAACCGAAGAAAAAACCACATCAGTAGTAAAAAAAATAGCAGAGCCAGCAGAGCCAGCAGAGCCAGCGGTTTATGTACCTACTAGAAAAAAGAAAGATACTGGCGAAGGCGAAGAATATAATCCCACCAAACTTTCCAGAAAAACCCGCAAAATTACCAGAGATAGAAACGATAATAAACTTATTATCTTTAATTTATCAACTGTATGTACTGAAAAAGAGCTCAAAGTGTTCTTAACACGATACGCTCCTGTAAAATATATTAATTTTGTTTATAATAAAACAACCAATGAATTCAAAGGATTTGCCTTTATTGAGACATATAATAAAGACGATGCTGAATATATATTAGAAAATGTTGATGGACAGCCTTTTAACCACTTGATTCTCAAAATCAAAAAAGTAAAACCCCTAGAGAATAAAAAATGATTTTATTAATTACCTAATACATTATTTCCATTTTTAATAAAAACATATCAAAACATATGATGGAGTCTTTCAACGAAGAACCCGTTATTTCTACTCTTGAAAAAACACTTAATGATGTATTTTCTAACATCTTTTTAACTGATAATGGACTAAAATCCTTGGTAAAAACATCATTTACTAAAGATTTGACAGATGATAGCGATAAAGAAAAATTCACAAATGAATTCATGAAAAAATGCCATGAACGGATTAATTCAGATGAATTCAAAATGAAAGCAATTGAATCTCTTGTTGGAGTATATCGTAATGAATTTCATACTGCTCTCCGTCTTCGGCGTGAGGCCAATGATAAATTTTACAATATTGTCAGTGAACATGTCCGAGGAGAATTCATCGATTCCGTAGGTTTGGTTAAACTGTTTCCAATGTCTGAAATGATTTGTACTGACAATATATATACAGATATAGGGCGTCATGTAATGAACAGTAAAATTGAACACAATAATCATGTAAAAACACATATTATTGGTAAAAAATTCGAAACGGATGATGAACGTTTTCCCAAATTGGGAATTAGTTTTGAATCATCACATACACTTTCCAATCATATTTATTGTATTGCTAAATTTAGTGGTATTAAGGGAAAGGATGGTCGAGATGTCCATGTTTATATTACTTATGCTCATTGTACCCCCGAAAAACTGGAATCTGACCCTCAGATTTACAAGGGATATCTATGGAATATGACCGGCTTCATCAACAATATTGGGAAAATTCATTTCCGACTATACAACAGAGTTAAAGACGATGAAGGAGAAAATTTGCCTATTAGAGAATATAATATGCAATTTTGGTCAGTGACTAACTTGAAACGTATTGCCAAAACATACAAAGATGATGTTCAAGCTGCTGCCGATATTGAAGGCAATTTGATTAAAACATTTTAATTTATTTTTTATTAAAAATTATAAAACTGAATATAAAAATACTTAAAGAAATAGTAACTACTTAAAGTAAAGACTATATAAAGAAATAATGTCGGCTAAAACCCAATCCCAAATGGACACAACTGTCCAAAATTATTTTAACATGATCAACAACCACAAGAAAACCACCAAAATTCCCAAACCCACCGAACTATATATATCAACCAGATCAGCATCCGCTAAAATTTCAATTAGTATAAATATTAATGAACTAGGTATTATTTTGGCAAGAAATGTTGCTAAAAATATACTCAAAAAGGAAAATTTAGATTATTTGATAAAAGGAATATGTATGAAAAACTTAGCATTAATAACAACGAAAAAGAAAGGAAAGAAGAGCAATGTGGATATCAATAATCTCGAGGTTGTTTTGGCAACTCTCAAAGACAAAAAACGCCAACACTTTTACAATCAATGTTCAGTCATTATTAAACCAGATCAAAAACGAAGACCTATCAACGTGAAATTATTTACTAATGGAAGTATTACTCTAACAGGTTGTTTAAATGATTGTGATGGTTACGATGCCATAAAAGTTTTAATTGAAGAGCTTAAGAAATATCCTATTGTTTTTCCTGAAGGAAAAGTAACGGACATTGATATTATTAAATATGAAATTACCATGATTAACAGTAATTATAAATTAGGATTTAAAATTAATAGGATTAAAGTATATTATATTTTGCTTGGATATAAGTATCTTGTGATTTACAATAATCCAGAAAAATATCCAGGTGTTAAACTATGTTTTTTCTGGAATGCATTTAATAAAGAAAACATTGGTATTTGCAAATGTACTAATAAATGCAATGGTAAAGGATCCGGATATGGAGACGGAAAATGCAAAAAACTTACTATTACTATCTTTCAAAGTGGTAGTATTTTGATTTCTGGTAGCACTGAATTGCAACTCAACCATGCATATAAAGTAGTTAATAGTATCTTTAAAAAACATTATGGAGATATTATTAAATTTTCAATTGAAGATTATATGAAACAACAGTTACAAGATGAAAGTAATGAAAAAAAGAAACCAACTATTGAAGTAATTGATGATAATTCCTAAAACGATTTACTTAGTAGGCAATTCCATACTATAACACAGATAATGCACATTTAGACGACTTGTACGTCCAAGACGCTGTCCTCGACCAATAATTTGTTTTTCCAAATCTTTATCCATTCTATGATAGATGATAATATCATCTGTCATTTGCAAATTAAGCCCTGATCCGAAGAATTTCGCATTCAAGATCAAAATGTTAAACTTCTTTTCATTATATTGCTTAATGATATTCTTGATATGTCCAGTATTACCCTTCAAATACTCATATTTATAATCATTCTTCTCAAATTCTTTTTCTAATGTCTTAAAAGTATTATCAAAACCAGAGAATAATAGAATTCTTTTATCTTTCTTTTCTTCCAACAACTTCATCAATTTCCGCAATTTTGGAATATGTATATCAGCCATTTCGACATCATCTTCCATTTCATTATCTTCCCCATCAATCAAGCAACAATCATTAAATTTAATCTTAGCACGACATAATGGACATGATGATGTATAACTCAAGCCTGTTGCCAAACACTCAAAACAAAACACATTCTTGCAACACGGTGTAACCATTGGTTTTGTTACATATTGGAAGCAAATTGGACAATCTTTCTCATGTGTATTAGAAATACGCTCTTTAATGAGATCTCGTTTATTCGTCAGTGTTTTCAAGTTGGCATTATGATTTTTAAGAGATTGAAGTAAATTCTGCTTTTGTCCCCTAAATTTGCCCAAAATTTCCCTATTTGTCTCTAGGTCATTTTCTAATTCACCATATTCATCACTATTAACTAATTCAATACTTTGAATTGTAAGCTGGTCCTTCAAATCACTCATTTTCCCCGCTATTTTCTTAACATATGCTGCATATTGCTTAATAGTAGTATTTACTTCATTAAGTTTTGCAGTTTTGACCTCTATATCATGATTAATCTTATCAATTTGAATATCAACATTAATTAGAATACACTTAGTAATATTGTTTTCTGAAGCTTTCTTACAATTTGTCATTTCAATTGCCCCTGAGAGATTACCAGCATTAAGAGCCTCAATAATACTTGGTAGAGCAACATTCTCTAGAATTTCCAAATGGCGCGGTGTTAAACACTCATAAAATCGAATAAGTGGTTCATCCAATTGAAACGAATTCTCCACAAATTTATCATTGTTTTTCAAGAAAAGCTCCTGAAAATAATTAGCATAAATGATATCCATTTCCAAATAATTATTTTCTACAAATGTTCTCTTTAAAAAACCATTATTATTAAATCCAGTAAACATCTTCTTCTGAGCATAATCTGCCTTCCAATACTTTTTATATCCCTTTGGATAGATCAAATTATTAATTGATGAAGTAATACCCCACATTCTCTTAGAATAACACGGCATGCTATTCGGAATTTTGATTGAATCAATCTCATCAAACGCGACTCGCTCGAAAATACATCCACTTTCAATCTCAGTACATTCCCGAATGAGTAAATCCCTCATTTCGTTTTTGAGTTGTTTTACATCAAAATCCTTCAAATACTCAATATTTTTAATCAATTCAACGAACATATTGTTACTAACACTATTAAAATCATCATCTATTTTATCCATGAAATTAACATTATCTCTCAAATAATCCTTAATACTCCTCAATTTATTATATACGTTTCGATTCCCATCATCCATGCTCTTAATTTTAGTAGTAACACTGTATGGCAAAATCTCATTAAAACACTTCATCATATCATTATATCTCGTCGATTTGACTAGAATTAATTGATATTTTCCCTCTCGCAAATCATCAATTACTTTTTTAATTTCCGTTATGTCTTTTTTAGTTTTGATTTCATAATAGTTAATCGTGGGAAAATGCTTGAGATATCCAACCCATTGATGATAAATTAAATGTGGTACAACCAAGATGTTTGTCTTGAAAAATACACATTTCTCTCCAAACTGATATCCATTAATCCCATTATAATAATCCCTTGGATAACTATATTTAGCTTTATTATTAGGCAAAACTTCAACAATAGGCTCCAATGCAATAACCGATAGAATATCCATGGATTTACCAGATCCTACTTTATCAGCTAATACATTAAGATTAATACCAGAAGAAGTTCTCAATTGTTCATGTTCTTTTTGCAGCATTTCGTATATCATTCGTTTTTGATGATCTTTTAGTTTGATTTTTATAATTTCGTCTATTTGGTCAATTTTCGGACCATCAATTTTAACATTACCATCTACAATTGCATTCGTTATCTTGTCAATACTTTGATTATATCTGTTTGCGTTAGTTACTAATTTGAACTTGATCGAACTCATTTTACTATTTTCTATATAGTTATAGATTCTTTAAATTCTTAAATTCATTTTTAATAAATTTATATAAAAATAATTATATATAAAAAATTATAAATGTGGTGTGTGCATGTCTCAAGGCAGAAGATCAGTCATCTGAAGCACCTTCTCAGGAACTTCTGATGGAAAAATGTGTTCAGAATTGCATTCCACAAACGCATCGTGTGATGGAGTGCCTCCATTGCAAGGCACTGTATAAGAATTATATTCAGGATCATTAAATGTCAATTTTATAAAAACTGAGTAAAAATTTATCTGATTCATATTTACACACAACGTAAAAAAACATCATGTCTTCAAACCAACATCAACGTGGTGAATGGAGGGAGCGATGCCCATGTTGTGACACTAATTTGGCACCCGAGAGAGATCATAATTTTATCAATGTACGTGGGCTTTACCAAGCGTCGCGTCCCTGTATACAATGCATCAGATCAGGTCGCTTCGAATATGCACGCGAGTGCTCTGTCACAATCGTTCGTCGAGACGAAAAAGAGTTCATCGTTGATCTCATGATTGGTTTTAATGATGAAAATTTTTACTACTATCGGTACAACGTCCGAACAGGTGAATATCACAGGACGCAATAATCCGTTGCAAAGGATTTTTACAATAAAAAACTGACACTTAATTATGTCGTGGTGCTTTATAAAGGATAATTTTATAAAAAATCTATGTTTAAACGTATTTAAACATAGGTCAAAAACTCAACCACCGTGATAAGGTTAACTGGCTTGAGAAAATGCGCAATGAGATGTCCGGGTGTCTCGATTATGTGGAATACATGTTGTATGAGGAGCTTTTGAAGCACATCGAAACAGTATCCACTTACCTGAAGAAGTTTGGTGCTACTCAATGAGCGCCTTGGCAATTTTATAAAAATTAATCATATTTTACTCAACTTCTATTCGTTCAACTCTGTTTCATAACATAAATAATGAACATTCAATGTCGTTGTTCTTCCTAGACGTTGTCCTCTACCAATAATTTGTTTCTCTAAATCCGGATTCATTCTATGATATATAATAATATCATCAGTCATCTGTAAATTCAATCCCGAACCAAAATACTTTGCGTTTAACATTAATATATTATACTTTTTATCCTCATAATCCTTAATAACGTTTCGAATATGTCCTGAAGTACCCTTCAAATAAGCATATTTCAATTCATTCTCATTAAATAACTTTTCCAATTCCACAAAAGTTTGATCAAAACCGGAAAATAAAAGAATACGCTTATCTTTTCTGGCATTCAATAATTCCATTAATTTCTCCTTTTTACTAAGCAATTTTTCATTTTCAGGAACATTATCTCCCTTCCCGACCATATAACAGTCTTGGAAGGCAATTTTAGTTCTACAAAGAGGACACGTAGTATTATGACTAAATGCTGTCATTAGACATTCAAAACAAAACGCATTTTTACAACAAGGTGTAATCATTGGTTTAGTTACACATTGCAAGCAAACCGGACAATTCTTTTCATTTAAATTAGAAATACGTTCTTTAATTAAATCACGTTTATGCTCCAATTCTATCAATTTAGTCTTATGTATTTTCATAGTACTGTTTAAACCATATTTTTGTGTCTTATAATGAGCCAAATTATCACGTTCAATTTCCAATTCCCCAATCAAAATAATTTTCTCTTCATTTTCAGTATCTCCTAATATCTCATTCATATCATCTATTTGTTTTTCAATATCTTTGATTTTTTGAATTGTACTATCAATATTTCCTTCTAAAACAGAAACTTTATCAGTGCGTTCTTTTATTTCTCCGGTGAATTGTTCAATATCACTATTAATATTAATAAGAATGCACTGAGTAATATCATTTTCCGATTGTTTTTTGCAATTAGTCATTTCAATGGCATGTTTGATATTACCTGCATTAAGTGCCTCTACAATATTAGGTAAAGCTACATCATGAAGAATCTGTAAATATCTGGGTGTAAGACATTTATAATAATGTTTAATGGGATCATTGAGTTTAAAGGATTCCTCTATGAATTTATCAGTATTTTTAAGAAAGAGTTGTTGGAAATAATTCATATATAATATATCGAAACTCACAAAAAAGTTTTGTTGGAATATTCGTTTCAAAAAACCTATGTTTTTAAATCCATGAAAGTCCTTATTTTTATGATAATCAATACAAAAATCTCTTCTACAGCCATTTGGATATATGAGATTTTGGATAGATGAAGTAATACACCAAACAAACTTAGCATAACATGGTTGACAATTAGGAATATTTACAGAATCTGCTTCATCAAAAATGACTCTTTCAAATATAAACCCCCTCTTAATACGAACTATGTTTTTAATGGTATTTTTCTTATATTCGTCCTTGAATTTAGCAATATCGAAATTTTTAATATCATTTACCGTCTTATTAAGACCTTCAACATATTCATTATTGAAATCTTCTGTATGTTTGTAAAAAATACTACTGAGATTTCTGAATAATTTTCGGTAATAATGCTGGAGATTCTGTTGAATTTTCAATAATTTATTATGTTCACTCTTTTTACTTTCATAATTCTTCTCAATACTTTCATAAATATATCTCTGCACTGAAAATATTTTATACATTAAATTATTATATTTAGTAGATTTAACAATTATCAAATTATAATGCCCATTTCTAATATTATCAATGTTCAAATTATCAATGTCTTTCTGCATCTTAATTGCATAATATTTAATCGTGGGAAAACGCGATAAATACCCTATCCATTGATGAATTATTGAATGTGGAACTACCAATAAACTACATGGCAATGGCATACAATATTCTCCTATTTGAAAACCATTCATTCTGTGTGAAATATGTTCTGGCAAACTGAATTTAGCATCATTTCCCTGAAATTTTTTCACGATTGGTCTCAATGCTATTAAAGATAAAACACACATGGATTTTCCTGAACCTACCTTATCAGCCAAAACACCCAAATTAATTGATGATGTGGTACGAAGTTTATTATCTTCTTTTTCCATCATTTCTTTGATCATACGCTTTTGATGTTCTTTTAGTTTTATTTTTATAATTTCATCATCAGTATCTATTTTGGGACCTTCTATTTCAAGATTACCATCAGTTATCATTGCTAAAATTTCCCTTTTCTTACCATAAATGGTACTTCTACGGTTGTATTGTCCATCATCCTTTACTTCAATAAATTTGATAGATGACATATTATATATATATTATCTATATTTTTTAAGTTACAAAAAAATCGAATTCACCAATTACATCCTTCAAATGTAAGAACATCATCATTAAAATTTCGAGCATATTCTTTTAATTTTACTAATGTTATTTCACCAATATTCTGATTATATATGTGAATTACGAATGGTTCAAGACTATCAAATGCATCATGGACTGGTGGTCCATTTATTTTCGATCCAAATGAATGTAAAAAACAATTACAATTATCTATTCCATCTTTTTTTCCACCACATATCAAATTATATATTTTTTTTATATTCTTTCTTGTTTCCTGCAATGACATTTTGTTCAAGATATATAAAATATTAATGTATAAAAAAAATAAAATCAATTTTTAAAAATCATCACCAATTGCAAAGTCTTCATTTTTATTTTCACCGATATGTGCCCTCTTATATTCACTAACCCTGTTCTCGAAGAAATTATCTTTACTTCTCATGGAAATAAGATCCATGAAATCAAAAGGATTCTTAGTCTCATATTTCTTAGGATATCCTAATTGAGCAAGCAATCTATCTGCAACAAATTCAATATATTCAGACATAAGCACTCGATTCATTCCAATAAGGTTACATGGAATTGACTCATTAATGAATTTCTTTTCAATTGAAACCGCTTCTTCAAAAATTTGATAAACAATATCTTTTGATACTTTGTTATTGATTTTTGAATATAGGAGAACCGCAAAATCAGTGTGCATTCCTTCGTCACGAGAGATAAGCTTATTACTAAAGGTAAGACCAGGCATAAGTCCTCTCTTTTTCAACCAATAAATAGCACAAAAACTGCCAGAGAAGAAAATTCCTTCAACTACTGCAAATGCAATAAGCCGAACCGCGAAAGATGCAGTCTTGTTTTGAATCCATCTCTCAGCCCATCGAGCCTTAAGCCCAACAACAGGAATAGTTTCAATGCCATTGAGAAGTCTATCTTTCTCTTGAGGATCATCAATATAAGTATCAATTAGAAGAGAATATGTTTCACTGTGAATACCTTCAATCATAATTTGAAAGCCATAAAACGTCTTGATTTCTTGTTTATCCGTATCTGACATAAATCGTTGTACTAGATTTTCCAATACAATTCCGTCACTTCCCGCAAAAAATGCCAGAATATTTTTTATAAAGTATCTTTCGTTATCATTCAATTTTTCTTTCCAATCAACTAAATCTTCACTTAATTTAATCTCCTCTGCGTTCCAATCTACCGCACGCGCATCTTTATAAGCTTTCCAAACATCAGGGTATTCAACTGGAAACATAACATATTTATTTTTACTTGGTTGTAACAAGGGTTCTTCTTCGGGATTAAGTTTATGCGTAAGTACAAGTTCTTTTAGGTCCATTTCTTCGGAATCCATAGCTAAGGTATCTGTGTAATTTTTAAGTTCATTTTTTTTTTAAATTCTATAAAAAAATTCTCTTCATAATTTATATATATGTCCCTAACTAATATTCTTAATAATATTTTTCCCATGAAATCAACAAACTGTCCACCCATGGACAATTCGTTTGATTGCAATACTGCTAAATGTATCCAGATTTTGATAATTACTATAATATTTTTACTTTTAGTATATTTCTTCGTTATAAGACGTAAAAGAAGACGTTAAAAATAATATCAAAAAAATATTGATTAATATATTATTATAAATATGTTTATTTGTTAATTTATAAAAGCTAAAATACTTAAAAAATCCTAAATAGTGTGTTGTATATGGCAAGTAAAATACGCACTATTTTAAGTACCTCCGGCTTCGCTTCCGGTAGCGGCTTTGCCTGTACAAAAATGAAAATACAATATGTTTCGGATTTACACCTAGAATTTTTTGGTTCTTCATCAAAACAATATATTAAAAATATTAAAAATAAGGGATGCGACGTTTGTATAGTACCAGGTGATATTGGTTATCCACATGATGATTATTATATTGACTTTCTTGATCATATGAGTAAGACATTTGATCAAACTTTTATTGTTCCCGGAAACCATGAGTATTATCAGAGTAAGAAAATTAACAAAAATATGGAAGAAATCGATGAATATATGAATGATTTATTTGATGAATACGATAATATATCTCTATTAAATAATAAAATCGAGAAATATGGAGGTTTTAATTTTATTGGCACGACAATGTGGAGCAAAATTACAGATCCAAGATGGAAAATTAATGATGTTAAATATATAAAAGGATTAGGTACAACAAAATACAATGAACTTCATCATAAATCCGTTGATTTCCTCAATAAAGCAATTGAAATGGTTGATGGTAAAACTATAATTATCACACATCATATGCCATCATATGATCTAATACATCCAAAATATAAACAATCATATGCAAAATATAATCAATGGTTTTACGCAGATATGAATGAATTTATTGGAAAATATGATTCTAAAATAAATTGTTGGTTTTATGGCCATACACATATACCATTAGTACAAAAAATAGGAAAAATTCCGACTTTGTGTAATCCAATAGGATATCCGAATGAAAATAATTCTCAGAATATTGACTTTAATAGATTATATACAACATAATTGACTTGTAAGACCATGTTTCAATAGACCAACTATCTTATTATCTTTGGCAATTTGATGATCGCAATTTGTTACAATGCATATTTTCGTTTTGGTTTTCATAGTTTTTTCTATTAAATCGATTGGAAGATTTTCATTGGAAAAATAGAAAATAGTTCCTATTAAATCGGTTTCCAAATACCCATCAATTTTATTGTTATAAACAAGATTATCTTTTAACATATAAACATTTAAACGTTGCACAACAGTTTTATTGGACACAATATACGAAATATTAGGAAATAAGAACTTTTTGATCATATTTGTCGAAAAAACATAATCATAATAATATTCAAACTTTTGAATCAAATTTCGAGGATTAAGTTGATAATAAACAAGTGTTTGCCCTAGACCACAACAAATTATTTGACCAAATCCAATGATTTTTTTATCATCTATATGGGATTTTATGGTTTTAATTATCGGGAGTAATTGTTTTTTCTTTTGTTCATGTTTAATACTTATAATAGAAGTATAAATACGCTTTATATCCTTAGTAAAGTCATAATTAGGTGGAATAAAAAGAGTTAAGGCGCAATTTCGTTTTCCTTTGAATTGTTCAATTTTCTGAAGAGTCTCCATAATTATTTTATTTATTTTATTTATTTTAAGTTAAAGCGAGTACTAATTTCTTTTGCGTTTTTGCGGCATTTTCGAAAAATTAATTGACTTTGTAATTGGTTTATAGACGGATTTTCCTTTATTTACAAGTGTTCTACGCTTACTTACAACCTTTTTGCGTAATTCCAGTGCTTTTTTCCAACGTGTATTTTCTCGTTCATTCCATCGCTCAGGATATTTACGATTGAAATATTGTAAGGAAATGCGAGGTTCAGTGTGGATTTTGCTTTTTTCTACTGCATGGACCATATGAATATTCCATTCATAATCAAAACTAACCACATCTCCATCTTGAAGAAGAAAATCATGAGATTCATTAGTCCGCAAATCAATAAACGTTAAGACGCGATCTCCACCAAATGATACTACATAAATATTCTCATCAGGATTGATATCGTGGTCCAAATGCCAAAACGTTCTATCTTTTTTATCACGATAATGATTAGCAAAACTATCAGAGCCCATTTCAATTTCTAAGCGCTTTTCCATTTCATTTTTGAGTTTAAGAAGAAGAGTCTTGGTTTTCTTAGATTGATATGACGTTGCATAATCAAAAATAGGTCTATCTACATTACCATGGATTTTTTTGATATGCCATGGTAATGTTTTATGTAAAAGATTAAAGTATTTAGCAGATTCTTTGGAATTAAACACGTTTTTATATACGATGGCTTTGCCACCATATTTTTTGACGATGATTGGATCAGACATTTTATTTTGAAAAAAGAAAAAAATAAAAATAAAAATAAAAATAAATAAAATCAGTTTTATTTATTGATTACTTATGCTTCTTCATAAAAGGACTCAGTTTCTTCGTCAAATCGCGTCTCATTTCTACAAGTGATCCCATTTTGTGTTTTTTCTGAAGTACAGCCGATTTATGATTAAACATCTTACTCATAACTGCTAAAATACCAGTGGCAATAAATATATTTATTCCTAATGGAGCAATTAACCCAATTAATGGTTGAAGCGATCCACCGCCCTTTTGCTGTTTTTTCATTGTCTTAGGACTAATACAACGGCTCAGAAGCAAGAGAACCAAGGAAGATCCGGCAGCATTTACCCCAAGAGGTGCAAGCAACTTCCCAACATCAGCCATAATAAGATTTCCACCCTTATGTGTATTGTGTTTTTTACTATTTTTTTTGACAACATAATGATTTAAAAGCAATATAGACGCTAATGCCACTAATGCGTTCTTTCCCATTGGAAGGAATATACTTACATAATCTCCAATTGATCCACCAAGCTGCTTTTTGCTGGTAATCTTCCTTTTTCGGAGCATTTCATTCATAAAAAGAAGGGAAACTACTCCAGCCAAAGCATTAACACCCAAAGGAACCAACATTCGAGTAACTTCATGAACTGCTCTGGCTAACCCGCTTCCACCCATATAAACACTAAACGAACATTCTTTACAGTTTTTAGATGTATTTGCCTCTTTCAACGCAGACTTGAGAGTCTTGCTACGGAGTTCCTTATTTTGATTAAGATAAGCCATATTAGTAATGATACCGTTCTTTTTGCGACTTCCTCCTGTGAGTTTACTAGGAAAAATGGGTCTGCAATTATCAGAATATCTCATAAAGCCAGGTTCTCCCGCAATGGGGTTATCAGGCATAAGCGAATATCCATCTCCTCCAGCAGCCTGATAACGACGCGACCAAGCAGTTTGAGATGGATTGGGAGCATCATTAGGTGCACAAGCTCTATTAACATCGGTTTTCTCAATTAAATCAGCATTATCACAATTTCCACCTAAAAGATTATCGAGGGAACGACGTTTGCCACGAGTTTTGCGCTTTCCACCTCTAGGAATCTGACTAGGAGCACCATCTGGATTAGGACATATATATTGATTGGCAATATCACGGTATTCATCGCAGGCCCCACCTTTAATATTTCTCATAAAACTAGATTCTTTCTTCATTATTATACTATATAAATAATATTTTTATTTTAACATCTTTATTTTTCCTCTAAATTCTTCATGTTCTCAAAGTAAATTTCCAATTGATTAACTGTATTAATATTATCAATGGGCTTTCTGGACGGTGCAATAGGTGACCATTTCTTAAATCTACTGTTGAAAACAGATTTGAACACAATCTTTTTTGCACAATCATCTTCGTCTAAATCACTCTCCGAAGAATAGTTCTTATTATATTCTTCATTGATTTTATTTTTGAATATTTTCTTCAAATAACAACTGGCCGATGTTGTGACAACAGATGCACATGAATGTTTCTCCAATAGTTTATTCGATCCATAACAATATAACTCATACACATCAGGCAAGATTGTCGGTCGCACTTCGAAATAACAATAATTTCTCTTAAGATCTTTAATAATCTTGTCTGTAATTTCCTTTTTCTTTTCCTGTGAAATATTCGATACATCATTTTCCTCAATATTACAATTTTTAAGAATTTTATTATCTGATCTGCACTCCGGAAAAATATATAAATAATTATCACTGAAATTATCTTCATTCTTGAAAAGTAAGCCACTGATTTTATAATTTAACGTTGGAACCACATCATCACAAACAGTTTTGATATACTTAAGATCATAATATTTCTTTACTGTAATTGAACATACTGAATTTGTATCATTGGAATATTTATTTTTCAAAATACTATTTAGAATTTCCTGACGCTCTTCAAAAGATTTTGTAATGACATTAATACCCTTGACATAAATAATATCGTAAATAATAAAATCCCATTTATTACTATCATTTTTAATTAATTCACCATCAAACAATGTTCCATCAAATAAATCATCTGTAAATCTGAAAGCAGATATAATCATTGTTTCATTTTTCTTATAAATATATACACAATATCTATTATTAGATATTCTCGTTAAGAATAATAAATATTTTTTACCAAAACTATTTAATGTAAACTTAAATTGACCTTCGTCTTTCATTAAGTTTATATTCTTTTTGTTTAAAAAATTGTAGTATTTTCCAGTAATATCATAATTACCGATAGATTTGATATTTCTTTTAATTGCTTTGATCACTTTACTAGAACATATTTGGAAACCTTTCTTGTTACCAAAATTAATACTTCTTGTTTTCTTTTTACCAGACATATTATATATATTGTTTGATAAATCTTTAAATAAAATAAGGTTTATAAAAAATCATTTTTATTTAATTTTTATAAAATAATTTATTCATAAACCAGTTCTTTTGATCCTTTTTATTAAGTTCATATACTCTTAATGTAAGTTCGATTAAATCACATATATATGATTTCTTTCCTGTATTCTTTGATAGATTGAGCTTTTCTTTAACAACCAATAAATCATTAATCTGAATAGATGTGCATGTCCTACCTGTAATTTTACTTCTCTTGGATTCCTTCTTCTTTTGTGTATCGATTTTGAAATAGAAAGATTTATCAATAATCTGGAAAATATGATTCTTTCCATGACGATCATTTGTGATAATGCCAGTAACAATATTATCCTTATTATTCTCTCTCTTTTTCATAAGCTCTTTGAGAACATATTTTTTATAATTAAGAATATCCTTATTGATAGGTTTTGAACATTGACCAAACCTATTAGTCTCTCCATTATAATACATACAATCACCCCCAATTATAAAACCATAAATATCATGCTTACTCTTCTTCTTAATTTCTCTATCATATTTAACTAAATATGGATCAACATAATCCAATATAAGTCGATATTCCTTCTTAATATTACCTTCATATGTATTTCTGATGAGTTGTTTAACAAACTCAGTAAGTTCCTTATTATTCATTTTATCAATTACCAATCCAACAACAGCATAATTATACGAATGATTATTTTGAGATGTATCTACTTTCTTAACTTCCATAAGAAGATCTCTTGCATTATTAATTTGTGCCACAACATTATCCAACATATTTTCATTAACATGCTCTTCTGTATTATTTGTATTGTTTGTGTTAATTCTCTTGATAACTGTATCACGAAGTTTAACAGTTCTGGGTTTCTTCGGAAATGGATGAATACGAAGTTCAACTGGAATTTTATCATAAGCTAAATCAAGTGGCTGGAAAATATAATAATAACCTTTATAAATTATTTTACCTTTTCTATCATATTTATCATAAATTGTCTCATTTTTACTAATCATATTGTCCAAGGCTTTATAAATAAAACGCTCTTCGAAATTAGGATATTTATCAAATATGAAATTCTTGATTTCATCAATATTAAAAATAACATGATGTTTAAATAGTTCGTTAATAGCTCGTTGTGCCATTAGAACATTACGCTCATTAAAAATAAGATCATATGTGTCACTATCGAATTTAATTTTTCCTTTAGGCTCATAAGCACATACATAATTACACTCCTCTAGATAATTACATGACTTAGTAAATGGATAATCCTTGAATTCTTTTACTTGTTTATGTCCTCTGGAGGAAATCTGCGCGACTTTTCTACTTTTATCAATGAGATTACGTTTTTTATAATTAAAACAATCAATAGCATTAACTTTGAGAATTCTCTTAATATATTCAATATTAACATCCTTATCTTCTGCAATACGATATCTCTCAAGGTCGAGAGTTTCAGTTTCACTAAACTTCTTGTCTTTGTCCTTCTCATTTGTTGTACCCAATAAGAAAATCTCTACATTTCTTTCACTTTGTTCGAGAAGCAAATGAGAACAGAAACGAATAGCACGTCCTATTTTCTGTTCATGATCAGATACATTATACCATGGTTCAAGGATATAAAGCTGACGAATAAACTTAAAATCAAGACCCTCACCAATAACACTTGTACCTAGAAAAACTTTTACTTCTGCGCCGTGTTTATTTTTCGGATCAGTATATTTAGCGAGAGCTTCATGAAGAGAAATGCGGAATTCGGATTCTTTTCTACCAGATACGATAATATAACGAGCAACACGGAAATCATGATAATCTTTATGGGACGGATTTGTATGATCCTCGGAAAGTATATCAGATGATCCGCACCAATAACAAATTTTTTTGTTTTGACGAGGACCACTATAATCAAGAAGTTGAGTTTCGCCTTTGATAGTATAACGACGGAATCCATTCTGTTCAAGCATAAGGGCAAGTGGAAGAACTCCACCCCAAATATACTGAGATGCAACTAATACAAGACCCTTGCCATTCTTGATATTATGAAGAATCGTTTTGAATTTAGAACTGTACTGACCTAAAAGCTCATCGTCTAAGAAAGGGATTTCATTGGGTTTTCCATAATTCTTAATAGCATGATTCTGATATTTATATACAATAGTCTTATCCTCACCGATTTTCTTAGTTTCACTGTAAAATGCACCTTTACCATTATTATTAGCTGTAAAACCTTTTTTACCATAAGTTGGAGTATTTTTCTTCCTAGGCATCACAATATTACACATTTGAATAAGAGATCCAAGAACATTTTTTTTTTTTGTAGATGGAGTCTTATTCTTAACACTCTTTTCCTCACCGTCCACTTTGCCATCTTGATTATTTTCATTATTCGTTGTTTCATTATTGGTAGGGGTTTTGTTCCCGTTCGGTTGAAGCTTTCCGTTATTTTCATTATTTGTTGTTTGATTATCTTCTTCATCAGTTGTTTCATTATTAGTAGGGGTGCTTTGCATTCGCTCTTGGTTTGTCTTATTCCCATTCGGTTGAAGCTTTCCGTTATTTTCATTATCAGTTGTATCATCTTCTTCATCAGTTGTATCATCTTCTTCATCAGTTGTATCATCTTCTTCGTTAGTCGTATCATCTTCTTCGTTAGTCGTATTATCTTCTTCGTTAGTCGTGGGATCATCAGTTGTTGAACCGACTTCTTCCTCTTCCTCCATTGGAGTCAGTTTCTTTTTATGATGCTTGGTACTATCTGTCATATATTCTTTGTATGTTTTCAATTGAATATCCTCCATTGGACATTCGACTATTTCTGTAAATCTAATTTTCTCATCTTTTTCCAGACACTCTCCAAAGATATTGTACTTAACATCAGGAATAACTGCTTCTTTTGGAACTAAACGAACGGGGAATGATGTGGGATTTTCACCACGAAGATATGATATATAACCCTTTGACGCTTCATAAATGATTTCTTCTCCTTCAGGTGTAAGATTTTCTTTTTTATCAAATACTTTACTTTCTACAATAGGTTGTTTATTATCATTAAGTAAAAGTAAATTAAGTAAGTCTATAATTTCTCTAGGTCTATCGTACATAGGAGTAGCACTCATCAAAACAATACGAAGATTATTTGAATATTTAATAATTGCTTCCAGAATTTTCAGAATTTTCTTGACACCCAGTACCTTGACACCTCTACGAATGTTATGAACCTCATCGAAAATAATAATTTGCTTCGAAAATTTCTGTTTAATTTTCTTCTTTTGTTTATCATCAAGTGTTTCTAAATTACCATCCCAATTTAAAAGCTTCCTCATAACATAATTCGAGAACGCCATAGGAGCATAGAATTTATAATGAGCTTTAATCATTTGTTCTACACGTGTTTTTCGCTGTTCAATTGTGAGATAATCCATATCCTTGCCTAATTCATAAGTAAGACCGGTACATTGAACAGAATCTTCACGTTTCTTTTTGAGTTTTTCTTTCGAGAAATTATAAAGCTCCTTCTTAAAATTCTTTTTAATAGCTTCCGATGAAATAACTAGGATTTTCTTATTATAACTCTTAAGAGTTTCCTTGAAACCTTCTGCAATCTGAATAGCTGTACATGTTTTACCAGTACCAGTTTCATGCATGATTAAAACTCCATTATACGGTGTCTGAGGACTAATATAATTCTTTAGATATTCCTGTTGCGGTGCTAATACAAATTCACCACGGTCGCAAATTTCTTCCATGGAACGTTTCTCATCTTCATATTGATGTTTATAAAACTCTAATTTTCGATAGATTTTCTCGTAAAATTGTGGATCTTCTTTATCAGGGTAGTATTTGAATTCACTATTATTCATCTGTTCTAATATAAATAAGGAAAAAAAATATTAGCTAATTGACCATGCCTTAATTATGTCGTGGTGCTTTATAAAGGATAATTTTATAAAAAATCTATGTTTAAATATATTTAAACATAGGTTAAAAACTCAACCACCGTGATAAGGTTAAGATCATTTTCCTTACAATATTCATATACTTTACGCCTTACATAGGAATTTCCGGAAACTGCAAAAGCATTAGATTTACCTTCTAGAAGACGTTTGATCTCATAATTAAACAGACTATCATTTTTGACGATATTTGGATCTGACGACATTTTTATATATTAGAATATATTAGAATATATAAGAATATCTTTATATTAAAAAAATCAATTTTTATCCGTTAAGGCGGAAATAACTCTCTCGCTAAATCACCCATTTGAGCATTCATCTGATTAGTATAATGATTATCTAAATTATCATCAAATTCTTCTCTTTCTTTAAGTAATTCCTCAAGAGTAGTTGGTTTTTTACTATATCCGACACATGTTTTAATAGATGTATTTGACATAGCTTTCATATAATCCGCTCCTCCAAGACCATCACTATCATATCTAGTAAAATCCGTAATCATAATATTTCCATCAGCACCCGTCTTAAAACAAGAACTATCATCACCATATGCCATTGGCTCTTTATATTCTACAATAGATTCATTGAAATGTTTCATAACACCATATATATACTGATCAATGATATTTACTACTTCTACTGGTAATTTCTTGAATCGTCTGAGAATATCATCAATTATATGACCTGTTGCATTTGTGTCCGGATCAATCATAAAAGATCCATATCCAGCAGAAAAAGGAGTGGCATTTTGTGCCTGTGTTTCGAATTTCTGATTGAATTTAACAAGATTCTTAGCTTCATCTGTATCACACCAGATTTCATAGAAAGACGGAGGTTTTTCCATAGAATGACGGAAATAACTTTTAAAATCCTTTTCAATATCTTCCTGAGTTTTTGCTGATTCTTTGTATTTGAGTTGTTTCATTACATATACATAAGCATTATGGAGAATGATCATATCGTTTTTATTTCCGCCTTTATCAGGATGACAGAGGAGGGAGAGTTTATAATATCGTTTTCGACATTCTTTCGAAGTAGAATCAATCGTTACTCCTAAAAGGTCATAAGGATTTATGGATTTTTTCGACATTTTATACTTTATATAGATATATAATTTTAAGTATTTATACAAAAAACTATAAAAAATGATTATCTAAAAATATAAAAATTACAATGTTCATATAAGTAAAAATGGAAGAAAGTATTAAACTTTTCAATAATAAAATTGTTCTTTATAAAAGTAACATTAAATCACGACAATATAAAAATATTTGTCAAATTGGTATGCTCTTTCCTGAAATAATTATTGGAGATAGATTTATATATACACAACACTATGGTAATAAAGTAAATATTATGTCAGAATTAGTATTTAACCTACATAAATATAAGTATATATATCGCAATAGTAATACATCAATAAAATTATATTCCGATACACCTGCAAGTCATTCGCGATTGTTTTTATGTGGGAAATTTATTATATATGGAAAAGGAAAAAGCAATATGGTTTTCACATATAATAATGACGCATTAAACAGAGTTTCTGAATATCCAATAGATACTATTGGTGATTATTTGATAATTACAAACGATTATAAACTATTATATTTCAAATGTAGTTCTAGGCCATCTTGTTTCAAGTTTGTTGATCCGGAAAATGGACAAATTATCAAAAAAATTAATCATAATATTTGGTGGAATGGAAAAACTCCAAAAATATCTGGAAATAACAAATATCTAGTTGGAACTGGTCTGATTGATGGATTGGCATACGCAATAGTTTATTCATTTGTGAATAATAAGGTCATATATTTTCCATATGCAAGTGATTTTCATATTACACCAGATGATAAATATTTTGTTTTACATATGTCTGGAGAATTACATTTTTATTCATTCATGGATATGAAATTAAAAGTTAAATGTGAATTAGCGACAAACCATAATGTGATATTTTATCCAATAAAACATAGAAGAATAAAACGAAATAAAAGACTCACACTAATGCTCTTAATTTTGAAAGATAGGATTCCATGTAAAGATATTCAAAGACTGATATTGCAGGATTTAATAGATGAATTAAAGGATTATAAGATATTTTGTGTGAATAATAAGAATGAATTGACAAAAAAAGTAATTAGGTTCATTCGATATGTTTGAGATAATGATGTTTATATAGACGAAATCTGTCAATTTCTAGTAGAAATAAAGATTTATGGATTTCTTTATATGTATCTTTTTTGAAACAATTAAAACATTCCTTCATATATATCCATGTTTTATGTTGTTTTTTTATCTTTGAAAACAAACATTGAATTTTATACATATTTTCAATAGTATCAGATTTTTCGGCAACTATTTAATATAATAATTTATTATATTTTGTTATAATATTGATATTAAAATAATATTAAAATAACTTAAAGAGATAATGACATGTATGTATTATATAGATGTGATGGTTTATGATAT